AGCAATCGCGGCAGTGTTTTGTGATTGGCGGCAGATGCCGTCCATGACAGATGCTTTTCAGGCGGCGGGATGGGTATGGCATGGCATTGTAGTCTGGAACAAAGGAACAGCCCGAAACATTCCAGGGCGATTCCGGCAAGATTGTGAGTTTGTGGTATGGGGAACAAATGGGCCTAAATCGGTAGATTGGAAGCCCGGTTTTTGCGCAATGCCGGGATGTTATTCTATTCACTCTGTGTCCACCAAACAAAAACACCATCAGACAGAAAAACCTGTGGAGCTGCTGGAAAAGCTGCTTGCAATCTGCACGGACGGAGGTACAGTTCTTGATCCATTCATGGGCAGCGGCAGTACAGGCGTGGCCTGCGCAAACACGGGCCGTTCCTTCATCGGTATAGAGTTGGACACGGGCTACTTCGAGACGGCGAAACGCCGCATTGAGGAGGCGCAAAAAGAATGAGCCGAAAAAACAGGGGCCGGCCAACAGCGCGGGCCGAGCCGGGAAAGAACAAACGGAATTGCTCCGTGGGCATATGGCTTGGCAGCGACGAAAAGGATCTGGCGTGCATGGGATATACCAGCCTTGCGAACAACCCGGAGGTGTGCACCGCTGTGGATACCATCGCCCGCCTGATGGGCAGCATGACGATCCACCTGATGGAAAATACAGGAAGCGGGGATGTGCGCGTGCAGAACGAGCTGGCCCGCAAGGTGGATATCGAGCCGAACAGAGCCATGACACGCTCAAATTTTGTGCACTGGATCGTAAAGACGCTGCTGATCGAGGGCGCCGGAAACGCCGTTGTGTTTCCGCGCACGCGGCGCGGCATCCTACGGGATCTGCAGCCGGTGCCGCCGGCATATGTCACATTTTTGCCGGATGGGCCGTTTTCGTATCGCGTTTCCATCGCCGGAAGAGAATACGATCCAGAGGACCTGCTGCACTTTGTGGTAAACCCCGGCAGCTATTATCCGTGGATGGGCGAGGGATACCGCGTAGTGCTGAAGGACGTGGCCAACAACCTGAAGCAGGCGGCCGCAACGGAAAAAGGCTTTATGTCGTCGAAATGGAAGCCTTCGCTGATCGTAAAAGTGGACGCCATGACGGAGCAATTTGCCACACGCGAAGGGCGCAGGAAGATTTTGGAAGAGTACGTGGAGAGCGGCGAAGCCGGCGAGCCGTGGATCATTCCGGCCGAACAGCTCAGCGTGGAACAGGTGCGGCCTCTGACATTATCCGATCTTGCCCTTGCGGATTTTGTAAAACTGGATAAGGCGACGGTGGCCTCCATCCTTGGGGTGCCGCCGTTTGTTTTGGGCGTGGGGAATTTTCGACGCGAGGAATGGAACAACTTTATTTCCGCGCGCATCATGCCATTGGCCCGCATCATCGAGCAGGAACTGTCGCGCAAGCTGCTGTACAAGCCGGAGTGGTTTTTTCGCTTCAACGCGCGCAGCCTCTACAACTACGATCTCAAAGATCTGGCGGCCATTGCGGACGATCAGTATATCCGCGGAATTATGAGCGGCAACGAGGTGCGGGATTGGATCGGCATGCCGCCGGCGCCGGGGCTCGATGAGCGTGTGATCCTCGAAAATTACCTGCCGATCGACCGCATCGGAGACCAGAAAAAGCTTGTGCAGGGAGGTGAAGGAATTGACATATGAGCGAAGAGCTCTGGCGCGCGATGGGAAATTTTCCACGCGCGCGGAAGACGGCAATCTCTATATCGAGGGCTATTTTGCGGTGTTCGGAAGCGAGTACCGCATGTTTGAGAACGCCATCGAAACCATTGACGAAGACGCCTTTGATGAAACGCTGGGCGGTGATATTCGGGCGCTTGTCAACCACGATTCCACGCTTGTTCTCGGGCGCACCACTGCCGGCACACTGGAGCTGCGCGCGGATAAAGTGGGCCTCTGGGGAAGGATCACCATCAACCAGGCAGACAGCGACGCGATGAACCTCTACGAGCGGGTAAAGCGCCGGGATGTGACGCAGTGCAGCTTTGGGTTTGATATCCTCGACCAGAGCACAGAGGTGATGGAAAACGGCACCACGGTATGGAAGCTGCGCAAGGTGCAGCTTTACGAGGTGTCTGTGGTGACATTCCCGGCCTACGAGGATACAGAAATAGAAGCGCGTCGCCGCGACTATGAGCAGATCGGAGAGAAAAGAAAAGAGCAATGGCGAGCCGCCATGAAAGCGCGCCTGAAGGGAGAATGAAAAAATGGCATTGAGATCGATCATGCTGCGCCAAAAGCTGGAAACCAGAAAGCAGGCGCTTGCGCAGCTTACCGAAGAAGATAAGGATTTTGCAAAGCGGGAGGCAGAGCTGGAGCAGGCAATCGGAGAGGCAAGCACCGCGGAAGAAGAGCAGGCCGTATCTGATGCGGTGGAAGAATTCAGCGCCGAAAAAGAAACGCACGAAGCGAAAAAGGCGGATCTGGAGCGCGAAATCGCTGACATCGAAAAGCAACTGGAAGCGCTGGAAGAACGAAGCGCGGAACCTGCACTCCACGAACAACAGGAACGCTCGGGCGAACAGCCCGATTGCAATCAGGTTTCAAACCAATTGAGACCCAACGAAAGGATGGTATCCATGGAAAACTTTGATATCCGCAGCCTGCCGCTGGGCCGGCGCGCGTTCGATGCGCTGCCCGCCGAGCGGCGCGAAGCAATCGTGAAACAGCCGGATGTGCAGGAATTTCTCGGCCAGCTGCGCGGCATGCGCAATACGCGCGCAGCGATCTCCGGCGTGGAACTGACGATCCCGGTCGTGATCCTCGATCTGATCGCCGAGAATCAGTTACGCTACTCGAAGCTGATGCGCCGTGTGCGGGTGCGCAGCGTAAACGGCGCGGCGCGGCAGACCATCGTCGGCACGGTGCCGGAAGCGGTGTGGACGGAAATGTGCGCGGCGATCAATGAGCTGACGTTCGGCTTTAACCAGATCACCGTAGACGGCTACAAGGTAGCCGGCTATATCCCGGTATGCAACAGCGTGCTGGAGGACAGCGACATTGACCTCGCCGGCTGGATCGTGGAAATGATCTCTGAATCCATCGGAAAGGCCAAGGATAAAGCGATCATCTACGGCAAGGGCGCAGGGAACAAAATGCCGCTGGGCATTGTCACGCGCCTTGCGCAGCAGACGCAGCCCAGCGATTACCCGGCCATTGCGCCGCCTTGGGTGGATCTGCACACCACCAACATCCAGAGCATTGCCGCAGACCTTACGGGCGCGCAGTTTTGGAGCGCGCTGATGCTCGCGCTGGGCAATACCTACACCACGTACAGCCGCGGCGAGCAGTTCTGGGCGATGAACAGCCGCACGTATGCGCTTTTGCGCTCGAAGATGATCACGTTTACGGCGTCCGGCGACGTGGCGGCAAACATCTTCGGCACACTGCCCATCATCACGGGCGACGTGGAGGTGCTGGAGTTTATCCCGGACGGTGACATCATCGGCGGCTATGGCGACTTGTACCTGTGGGCGCAGCGCAGCGGCATGCGCATCGATGTTTCCACCGAGGTGCAGTTTATCCAGGACAACACGGTTTTCCGCGGGAAAGAGCGCGCCGACGGCATCCCCATTGTGCCGGGGGCATTCGTAGCCGTAAACATCAACGGCGGAACGGTTACAACCGATATCCCCTTTGCGGCGGATCTGGCAAATTATGCCGATCTGGACGCGCTTTCTATCGGCACATATACGCTCAGCCCGGCCTTTGATCCGGATGTGCTGGCCTACACCGTCACGGCCACGAAAGCAAGCGATGCCGTGACGGCGACGCCAGCCAGCGCAAACGCGCGTGCCGCGATCAGCTACAACGGCAAAAACGTGATCAATGGCGGAACGGTAAAATGGGAAACCGGCACGCTGCCGCTCACCGTGACGGTGCAGAACGGAAACGGCTCCCGCACCTATACCGTCAATGTGACGCGTGCGGCATCGGGCAGCTGAGCGGGCCCGGAAAGTGCGGTGAATACCTATGACGGACGCAGAACGGCTCGCATTGCTGAAGATCGACCTGCAGCTGATAACGGACGCATTTGACAGCTACCTGCTGCAGCTGCTGAGCGCCGCGCGGGAAATGATCGCGCGCGAGGGCGTGCAGCTTACCGCGAGCGCCGAAGATGAGCAGCTTTTGCGGATGTACGCGGCGTACCTGTCCCGCAAGCGCGCGGAGGATGCGCCCGCCATGCCGCGCATGCTGCGCTGGGCGCTGAACAACCGCATTTTCGGCGGAAATACAGGGGGTGGCTTCGGTGCTGTTTGACGCAGGGACGCTTACCCTCTGCCGGCTGGAAAATACGGCGAAGCCCGGGGAAATGCCACGGGAGAAGCTTGTGCCGCTGCGCCAGTGCTTTTATGGGGAGCGTACTGTCGGCTACGGCCGGCAGTACGCCGCCCGCGGCGTAAACGAGCAGATCGACCTGCTGGCGCGCATCTGGCAGGACCGAGAAGCCCGTGTCGGCATGTACGCGGTGCTCGACAGCGGCGCGCAATACCGCATCAATAACGCGCAGCAGCTGCAGGATGATGACGGCCTGCGCGTGACAGATCTATCGCTGGAAAGGATCGATGACCTCTATGACGTTGCAGAAGACACTCCGGCAGATCGGGGATGATTTTGCCTCACTGACACAAAACTGCTACCACTACTGGCGACCGAAGATGCGCCCGCCGTTTATTGTGTGGCAGGAGGATGCCGAAGGTGATGACTTCGCGGCGAATAACATCAAAGCGGAGCGCATGATATCCGGCAGCGTGCACTATTTTACGCCGCAGGAATATGACCCCATGGCGGATAAAATCGAAAATCTGCTGCAGAAGCGTTCGCGCGGCTGGAGCCTTGAAAGCGTGCAATACGAAGAAGAAACCAACCTGATACACCACGAATGGAGCTGGCAGGCGGCGATTCGGGGATGGGGTGAGGAATGATGGCACGCTTTGCATTTAAAGGAATTGAAGAATATGCCCTGCGGCTGGCGAAGCTCGGCGACCAAACAGAGCGTGTCGCTGGCAAGGCAATCGGCGCCGCGGCGGAAATCGTGGCGGACGCCATACGCGCAGAAATGGACAGGATACCGGTGCAAAACGGATTTGTAAAAAAGGGCGAGCTGCGCACCGGCATTCCGGGCCAGGCCAAGAAAGGGCTGCAGGCATCCTACGGCATCACTCCCATGCAAAGGGACGAAAATGGTTTTTACAATGTCAAGATCGGTTTTGACGGGTATAACAGCATCAAAACAAAGGCTTATCCGAACGGGCAGCCGAACCAGATGATCGCACGCAGCGTGGAAAGCGGGACAAGCTTTTTGCAAAAGCATCCGTTTGTAGCGCCGGGCGTGCGAAAATCACGCAAGGCGGCGCTGAAAAAAATGGAAGAAATCATCGACGAAGAAACAAAAAAGATCATGGGATAGACGCGGCTGCGCCTGTCCCTTTTTTGTGCCCGCAAAGCGGGCCGGGAAGGAGCGAAAAGATGGCAAACGGAAAAGTGATCACGGGCTTTTCAAAGCCCTATGTGGCGAAGTACGAGGCTAATGCGGGCGTTGTCACCTATTCCGGCGGCATGCCGCTGGCGCGCGGTGTGAGCGTTGAGCTGGAGATGGAAGAGGGAGACGACAACAATTTTTATGCCGACAACATCACCGCGGAGACGGCGCCCGGCACATTTACAGGCGGCACCGCAACGCTGACGGTTGACGGCCTCAAAGCAGCGGCGCGCCGCTTTTTGCTCGGCATGCCGGAGCCGGAGAGCATCACCGTGGACGGAAAGCAGATTGCCGTCGATTCGTTCGGCGATAAAATGCAGATCCCGTATGTGGGCGTGGGATTCCTCGTGCGCTACATGGAGGACGGTGTGACCACCTGGTCGCCGACGATGCTGACAAAAACGCGCTTTGCAACGCCGAGCATTTCAGCTGCCACACAAGAAGATTCGATCGATTGGCAGACCGAAGAGCTTTCCGCCACGCTGATGCGGGACGACACCGAAAACCACAACTGGAAAAAGATCGCGGCCGATCAGACGACGGAGGCAGACGCAGAGGCCGTGCTGCGGGCCATGCTCGGCATCACAGAAACACCGGCTGGAGGCGAAAACGCATGAAGATTTTCGGCGTAGAATACGGATTCCGCTTTTCTGTGGGCGCGGCGATGGAGATCGCGAAGTATTGCCCGGGGGAAAAGCTGGAAAATCTGACAGACCTGATGAACGAGGGCAGCGCGAAGTCTATCGAGCTGATTTGCAAACTTGCCGAGCAATGCAGCATTGCCTTTGAGCAGGCAAAGGCGTTTGAGAGCGGAGAAGCGCCGCGCCAGCACCTGACGCGGGAAATGGCGCTGTCCCTCGAATTCGGGCAGATGGGCGAGCTGATGAAAGAGGTTATGGCAGCATTTTCCGCAGACGGCAAAACCACGGTGGAGCTGGCGTCGGAGCCTGCAAAAAAAAACGAGGAAGACAGCAGGGCGGAAAAATCCGATTGAATCTTTCGTGGTTTTTGTTTTATGGCCGCATGCTGCACATGGGGCGGCGCGAGATACTGCTGACACGGTACGGCGAAATGCTCGATATGATCGCCTGCCTCGACATCCAGCACGGCGCGCCGCCCAAAAAGGAAAAACGGAAAATGAGCTTTCAGGAAGCGATCGCACTGCGATAAAAAAGAGGTGAGCTTGTGGCGCCAAATATCGGGCCGCGGATCGGGATCGACGGCGAAGCGGAATACCGCAGGAAGATCAATCAGATCGTGCAGCAGGCCAAAACTCTTTCCAGCGAAATGCTGAAGGTAACGTCTGCATTTACAAAAAACACCACCGCGCAGGAACGCGCGGCGCAGACCGGACAGGTATTGCAAAAGCAGATCGAGACACAGCGCGAGCGGGTGCGCGCGCTGACGGAAATGCTGGAAAAATCCAAGAAAGAAACCGGCGAAAACAGCATTGAAACGCAGAAATGGCAGGAGGTTGTGAACCGCGCCACGGCCGATCTGAACAAAATGGAAAATGAGCTTTCCGAAAGCGCAGATGCGTCCGATGATCTGGGCGATTCGCTCGAAGATGCCGGCGGCAGCGCATTTTCGTTCGGAGACGCGCTGAAAGCAAACGTTCTTGCGCAGGCGATTGTGGACGGAGTAAAACGGCTCGCCTCGGAAATCAAGGATATGGCGGCAGAATTTATCGATTCTGCCGCGGCCGTCAAAGCGGAAACGAGCCAGTTTGAGCAGACGTTCGGAGCGATGGGTGAAACAGCATCCGAAGCGATCGGACGCGTTGCGGATGAAAGCGGCATCCTGCAAACGCGTCTCGAAAGCGCCGGTACGAGGATGCGTTTGCAAAAGCCTCAGGCGGGGATGCGACGCAGAGCCTCGACATCATGGAGAGGGCTTTGCAGGTTGCCGCAGATTCGGCAGCCTATTATGACCGTAGTTTGGAAGGAACCGTCGATTCGCTGCAAAGCTTTTTAAAAGGCAACTATGAAAACGACGCCGCACTCGGCCTCTCGGCGACCGAAACCACGCGCAACGCCGCGGCGATGGATCTATTCGGGCAAAAGTTCAACAATTTGACAGAGATCCAAAAGCAGGAAACACTCCTCTCGATGGTAGAAAACGCCCAGGAGCTTTCCGGCGCAATGGGGCAAGCTGCGCGCGAAGCGGACGGATGGGAAAATGTGCAGGGCAATCTCAACGAGG